TATGGTACACCTTTTCTTTGAAAGGGGCAACATTATGACTTTAAGTCAAACACTAAGTGATGAACTGTGCGTGAAGTTGAGAGCGGTGGGTCTTCCGAGGGATGTTGTTCTTCCCTTAGTGGATTCCATAACTGTCAGTGTTAAGGCTGAAGGACCAGAGAACGTTGTAAAACGTTTGAAGCTCATTAAGCAGGCAGCGGTAGCAACCTTGGCAAATCAGAAACCTGATTTTACCTGGATTGCTCACGATTCTCGCGGACCTAAGGGTCCGTGGAAACCTGTTTGGAGGCTTCTCCAATCTTCCAGTTATAAACACAGAAAGCGTGCGATCAACGCTATGATGGTGTATTCTAGTCTTCTTGCAAAGAGCTCAGAAGGTCCATCACGAGCACAGGAGCGAAAGTTCTTGGGTTCAGTGGTGCAATCTCCTGAGCGTGCTCAGAAAATGGAACAAATTGACCCCAGTTTCCTTTCAGAAATGAGAGTTGCTGGTCGTTGGTTATCTCGTACCTTTGGGAAACCAGAGCTATGCGAGGTTCCAGACGCTGTCGCTTTTGCAACGACAAAGAATGGATCTGATAAGCGTGGTTGTCAAAAGACTGAGCGTCAGATTCATAACATTCTCTCATGCCAAGCTTGGCATCCTTTTCCTTCTATCCAGAAGGCAATTGGAGAGGTTATGATATCTGACTACAGGGATTTAACACATCCTTGGCATCGGTTCGATGATAACTTTAAGACTGTAACCCCAGACGACATCGATATGCCGTTAGGTGTGATTGGGTTCTCTCAAGAACCCGGTTGGAAGTTTAGGGCCTTTGCGGCCCCAAATGTCGTTATGCAGGCGGCACTTGAACCTTTAAAGAAACAGCTTCTTTCAACACTTTCCCGTATCCCTTGTGATTTTACTCACAATCAGGACGCTGGAGTGGAGAGAGTTCGTAAGTGGTTAGAAGAGGGTTCAATGGTTTATTCCGTTGATCTTTCTGATGCCACTAACAACTTTCCACTAGTGTTGCAGGATGCTGTAGCTGAAGGCTATGGTGTCACCGATGAGTATCGTCATCTGATGAAACTTGTCAGCCGTTCACCTTTCACTAAAATGTGGGGTGATAAGCAACCCGTACGTTGGAATGTGGGTCAACCCTTAGGGGCTGGTCCGTCCTTTCCACTATTTGCCATCTCCCATATAGCTTTTGCTATGGTTGCGGGCAAGCGTGCAGGTCTCACTTACGAACAGAGTATCGAAAGATTCAATGTTCTAGGTGATGATTTTGTTACAAAAGATGCAGGTCTTCACCAGCATTATCGACAACTTCTGGCTGAGTTTGGTATTCCCATATCTGAACCTAAATGCCTCTCATCCAACTTGTTGGGTGAGTTCGCAGGTAAGCTCATATCTAACCGGTATGTTTACCATGGTTTTAAGTATAAGGAAATATCCGACCAATCCTTCCTTCCGGTTATCCGGAGTTTGGGACGGCAGGCAATTTCTAAACATATACTCTCTGAACAACAGTTTGCATACGCGCACCTTGTCAAGGAGTTCCCTGAACCTTACGGTTTAGGGTTTAACCCAAAAGGTCGTTCTTATCAGGACCGTTATGAAGAGTATCTCGTTTTCCGTGAGGAGATCGAGAAACTTAAACCAAAACCGGACCCCAGTACATCGGAGTCTGAGATGAGGAATAAGTTCTTCTATGGTCTTGATATTAACAAGTTAGATTGGAAATGGTACTTTAGTCCTTCGGACCAGAGTATTCAAATACCAGCCTTTCTTGCTATGCCCGCTAGAGATCAGAGGAATGTGTTGGAGGTTATCCGCCACGACGCCTTAAGATCGTACACTCCTGTATCTGGTGATCCTCGCCCAGTTCCTTTGATGTTAAAATCCGCAAAGATGTCTATGGTGAAAGCCATAGTTTCGATGAGGACTCAACATTCGCAGGAATTAAACTTGGATCTCCGATCTGATGATAGCCTTTCGGGGCCATCTCTCGATGGAATGTGCAACTAGTCACTACCCTGCCTCCCTTGCAGGAGGAGACCTCTATGAGGTGGGTAAACAAGCTGCGAAAGCAGGTCCGTCTGGGATAAGTAGTCGTAGACTCCTTACCCGCGGCTCTATCCAGTTTCCTCACACTTGTGCTAGTTAACTAGCCCAAGACTAAAGTGAGTACTCCTGGTGTTGCCGTTTAGCTCCTCACGG